ATCTCCGATTGCAAACGTCTCTTAAACATTGTATAATACAGGATCAATAAGGATAATAATGACAACACATAGTTTCTCAACAATGGGCACTTTTGGTGATACCATTTACAGCCTATGCTTGGTTAAATTGCTAGGCGGAGGAGACTTGTACGTAAAACTTAATGCGTTAGACAAGTTTGCTCAAGAAAATTTCGGATGGCGCGATGCCGGACCTGCAAAAGGTCGTTACACTCAAAAAGATTATGATGCTATTGAGCCATTGCTTCAAGCACAAGATTATCTGCAAACTGTAAAAGTTTGGGAAGGTGAATCTGTAAAATTTGAGTCAATGCATGATCATTGGAAATTCCATCTTATCAAAGGATGGCAGGGAAATCAAACTGAATGTTATGCAATGACACAGGGTTTAGACATTCATGATTCTGCAATCCGCAATAAATTGCTGCTTGAACCTTGGCTAACTCCGGTTGAACCTATCAAAATTCCAGGTAAGCCAATAGTGGTCAATCGCACAGTTAGATATCTATACGGTGCACCTAGTGACGAATGGACTAATTGGACTTCAAATGGCCTAGGTGAATATGCAGTGTTTGTAGGATCCAAAGAAGAACACGCAGACTTTGAACAACTGTTCGGCGTTAAGATTGAATATTATGAAACAAAAGATCTGCTAGAATTAGCTCAGGTCATTCAAGGATGCGAGCAATTTATCGGAAACCAAAGCGTTGCACTAAGCATTGCAATCGGACTAGGTAAATCGTATCAATGCGAAGTTCGTAAGGATTACGAAAATACTAAAACACCGCACGGCTATGGTGATACGTGGTTTCCGCGCATTAATGGCTCATATTTTTAAGGACATAGCATGTACGCACTAATATCACTTCATGATGAAAAATACCAACCACTAGGCGATCTAACTTGGGATCAAAACAAGTTGGTTTATGCACAGCAGCATGGATATGCTGCGCATTTAAAGACAGATAATTTTATTGGAGATATCAAAGCAATTGGATTTGAAAAGATTCATTTTGCCAAGCAGATTCTTGAGGAGCATCCGGAATACGAATGGATTTGGTGGACTGGCACAGATACCATGATCACCAACTTCTCAACTCGTATTGAAGATCGCATTAACAACGCTTACCATTTTATCGTATGCGTAGATATTAATGGAATTAACGCAGATAGTTTTCTAGTTCGCAACACTCCCGAAGGACGCGGGTTTTTAGACGACGTCCTTGCAATTCAAGATCAAGCAATGCAGCATTGGGATACAGAACAATGGGCAATGGCTAATCTACTAGGATTTCCTGGAACTTCGTTGCCCGGCTGGCCTTATGGTGATGAACTAAAAATTACTAACAAATACAAAGATATTGTTAAGCTAATGCCCCAGCGTTACATGAATAGTTTCAATTACATGCTATATCCCCAGTACACAGTGACCCGCGATAAATTGGACTTTGACGGTAACTGGCAACTAGGAGATTGGTTAATCCACTGGCCTGCAACCCCGTTAGACTACAGAATTCAGTTGGCAAATTATTATAAAGAGTATATAATCAAGTGATGAAAAAGATTTTAGAAGATATTAAAAATTATATCGAAGAACAACAAGAAAATAAAAATTGGGTAGCAGGCAAGGATTTTGTAAATTACGCCGGTCCTTATTTTAGCTCAGACGAATATGTAGCCGCAGCAGAAACATTGCTCAACGGTTGGCTAGTAATGGGCAATAAGAGTCTACAATTTGAACGTAAGTTTCCTAGATACTTTGGAAAGAAGCACGGAGTTTTAACAAACTCGGGCAGTTCAGCTAACTTGCTTATGATGGCAGCAATGACCAGCAAAAGAGGATATAATTTTCCTAAAGGCACTAAGGTATTGATGCCAATTGCAGGATTTCCAACCACGTTGAATCCAACATTGCAGGTTGGTTTTGAGCCAGTGTTTGTTGACATCGAACTAGAAACCCTTAACTTGGATCTAGATCATGTTGAGAAGGTACTGGAAGCAGACCCAGACATTAAGATTATTACGTTTGCTCATGTATTAGGCAATTGTCCTGATATGGATCGTCTAATGGAATTAGTCAACAAATATAATCTTGTATTGTTGGAAGATTGCTGCGATGCCTTGGGCAGCACATATGACGGCAAGCCATTAGGCAGCTTCGGCGAAATGGCAAGTTGCAGTTTTTATCCAGCGCACCATATGACAATGGGAGAAGGCGGATTTGTTTCTTGTAACTCAGATGAGCAAGAAGTAATTGTTCGCAGTTTCCGCGAATGGGGTCGCGGATGTTATTGCGTCGGTCCGGAAGCTAATAAGCTGAAGTGCGGAACTTGTAAAGTTCGTTTCTCAAATTGGATTCCTACAATGCCCGATGAGATTTTTGATCACAAATATGTGTATGATGAAATCGGCTACAATTTGAAACCAATTGAAATTCAAAGTGCGATGGGTCTTAAGCAGTTAGAAAAGCTAGATGAGATTCATGCACTGCGTCGTCGAAATTATCAACTATTATTCAACATCTACGAAAAGTACGAGAATTATTTCTACTTGCCGCGAGCAAGAGATAAGAGTGATCCAAGTTGGTTCGCATTTCCGTTAACCATCCGAGAGGATGCTCCTTTTACACGCACAGATATCGTGAATTATCTAGAAGATAATTTAATCCAAACTCGTCCGTATTTTGCGGGCAATATCATGCTTCAACCTGCTTACAGCCATTTAATGGATCCTAAGGATGCAAGGGACAATTTTCCTAATGCAACATTGACAATGACTAATACATTCTTTCATGGAACTAGTCCTGTTATCACTCCTGAGCAGATTGCTTACATTGGCGAACAGGTTGATAATTTTATAGGAACTCTAAATGAAAAGTCTAAGTAAGGTATCGTCAAAAATCGACGGGCAACCGATGTTTAAGTATTTGGACAAGGCCCGAGCACTTGAAGCACAGGGTCGTCATTTAATCCATATGGAACTTGGCGAACCCGACTTTGATACTCCTAAGAATGTTACATTTGCTGCAATCAAGGCATTGGCCGCAGGTGATACACACTACGAAAGCAGCTTCGGTATGCTTGATTTTAGGGAAGCAATACGCAACGCAACTGAACGTAGTCGCGGATTTAAGCCAGACCTAAATCAAGTCTTAGTAACACCCGGGGCAAACATTGCTATCTATTACGCAATTTTCTGTTTGGTTGATCCGGGCTGCGAAGTAATTGTTCCTGATCCAGGATTTCCTACGTATTACAGCAACATCAAAATGTGTGGTGCTGTGCCAGTAAGAGTTCCTTTGAAAGAAGAAAATCAATTCCGTATGAATCCGGACGATATCGAAGCAGCGATCACTTCAAAGACTCGATTGATTATTATCAACAGTCCGCAGAATCCTACTGGGAGTGTTCTTACCACAGATGAAATTAAACGTATCTATGAGATTGCTAAAAAGCACGACATCTACATCTACAGTGATGAAATCTATGCTAGAATGAATTATGATCCAGTTGGATTTAGTAGTCCTAGCATCTACGATCATTGTAAGGAGCACGTAATTCTCAGTAACGGATTTAGTAAAGCATTTGCAATGACTGGTTGGCGTTTAGGAACTGTAATTGCTCCAGCCGCAGTTATTGAACGAATGGCTGCACTTCTGCAAACAACTTCTAGTTGTGTAAGCCCGTTCCTGCAACGTGCAGGCATCGAAGCAATTACAGGAAGTCAGGAAGCTGTAAACAATATGATGGCAGAATATCAGCAGCGTCGAGATTTACTTGTCGACGGACTGAATCGAATCAAAGGTGTTACTTGTGTAAAACCTGGTGGCGCATTCTACGTGTTTCCTAATATTAAAGGAACTGGCAAGACCAGTGACCAGATTGTAGAAATTCTTCTAGATGCAGGCGTTGTTACTTTGCCAGGGCATTGTTTCGGTGAGCACGGCGAAGGATATCTACGTATGGTCTATGCAAATAGCCGCGAAAATATTCAAACAGCGTTAGACAGAATGCAGAAAGCGTTAGGTACAAATGAGAGTATGTGATTGGATCGCCAATTATCTAAAATCAATTGGAGTGGAACGTGTTCATGGTCTTATGGGCGGAGGAGCAAGCGGGCTTAATGACGGATTCATTAAGCAAGGCATGCCTTACATCTGCTATCATCATGAACAAGGTGCAGGTCATGCTGCTACTGCTGAAAGCAAATACACTGGAAAACTTGCGGTAGTAAATCCTACAACAGGTTGTGCAGGAACCAACTGTGCTACCAGCGTTTTGAATGCTTGGCAAGACGGAGTTCCTGTACTTTTCTTAAGCGGAAATGTTAGACTTAACACCTGTAGCTCTTGGATCAACGAAACCAGGGGTATTAACATTCGCAAGTATGGTATTCAAGAACATGATGTTGTTAGTACGTATAGTTCTATGACAAAAATGGCCAAGTTTATCACTGATCCTCGCGATGTTGCTGCTACCATAGAAGAAGCAGTGCATGTTGCAACAAGTGGCCGTCCTGGCCCTGTATGGATTGATATTCCGGGCGATATTCAGACAGCGCCGATGCCCAAAGAATTTCGACATTATGAAAAGGTCGAGACTTATCGTGCTTTTCAACTTTCAAGAATTAAAGAAAACATTGAGAAATCAACTCGGCCAGTTGTGCTAGCGGGCTACGGAATCCGTCAAAGCGGAACTGTTGATAGTTTTGTCAAGTTTGTTGAAAAGTATCAAATTCCGTATGTTAGTACATATGGTGCAAGAGACTATACCGCAGACAGCCATCCTTTGAGTATCGGCGCTGTGGGAATTAAAGGATCCAGAGCAGGTAATTTTGCACTGCAAAATGCAGATTTACTGCTAATACTGGGCAGTAGTTTAAATGCCAGCGTAATCGGTTACGATCCGGATCAATTTAGTCCCAAAAGTTTTAAGATTTTAGTTGATTTAGACGAAAATGAGCTCAGAAAGCGAATCGTTGATATCGACCTCGAATACAATATTAGCTTAGATGAATTTTTTAGAGGTATGCTACGATGACTAGACAAGAATGGATTGATAAATGTAATCACTGGAAAGAACTTTGGCCAGTTAAGAACGAACAGCCATTAACAGACGAAACAAGTTCTATTAATATCTATTCTGTGTTAGATGCCATTAATCAATATAGCGAATCAACAGATGTTCTAATGGGTGATGCAGGTAGCATTAGCTACGCAGGACCGGTTGCACTCAATGCCAAAGAAGGACAGAGATTTGTGTTTAGTCCTGCACAGGCAGACATGGGTTGGTCGTTGCCCGCTAGTATCGGTGTTGCTCTTGCAGGCGCCAAGCAGGTTATTGCAATCACAGGCGACGGTAGTTTTATGTGTAATATGCAAGAACTAGCAGTGATTAAACAACACAATCTTAACATCAAGTTGGTGATTCTAAACAATGATGGTTATCTAAGCATCAAGAACACTCAGTCGAAATATTTTGAAGGGCGTGTGTTTGGAACAGGATCAGAAACTGGTCTTACATTTCCAGACTTTAAGTTGCTTGTTGAATCATTCGGCTTACCTCATGTTCGTATTTCTAACATTAATGATCTACATAAACAATTGCCCGCAATACTGTCAATTCAAAGTCCGGCAGTAATAGAAGTCATTTGTACTCCTGACCAAGAAATACTTCCTGCACAGGCATTGAAAGATGGTAAGCAGTGCGGACTACATGACATGACTCCGTTTCTAAGTGATGAAGTACTTGCTAGCGAAATGATCGTAGACATTAAATGAAAATAGCAGTCCTAGGTGCAAACGGGTTCTTAGGTCGCTATATTACACAACATCTAGTAACCGGTGGATATACAGTATTGCCGGTTACTCGATCAGTAATGGATCTATCCGACTACGCAACTGTTACTCAATGGTTAAAAGATAATGAACCCTACGCTGTGATAAATTGTGCCACAGCTGGTGGCAAACAACGCATGGGTGATGCAGTATTAGATGATGTTCAAAATAACATAAATGTCTTTTTGAATTTCTTTAATAATAGTGAATACTTTGTAAAGTTTATAAACATAGGTTCGGGCTCTGAATTTGACATTGCTACAAATATCGATCGGGCCAGCGAGACTGCATTATTAACTGCGTTTCCCAAAGACAGTTACGGTTACAGTAAAAATGTAATTGCACGTATGTCATTGACTCATCTAAAATTCTACACACTTCGACTATTTGGTTGTTTTGATAAAACTGATCCAGATTTTAGATTGTTTAAGAAATTCTTAAACGGTGAGATTACGGAAATAGCAGACAGACAATTTGACTATTTTAGTGCTCGTGATTTGTGTACCGTAATTGAATACTACTTAAATAACCATGTACTTTATCGAGATGTTAATTGTGTCTACAGGGATAAACTGTATCTTAGTGAAATACTTGGAAAGTTTAAGCCTGTGACGATTACTTCGATTAATGAACGCAATTATACCGGCGACGGTACTTTGCTGTCTGGTTTTAATTTAGATCTTGACGGCTTAGACAAATCAATTAGGGACTATCAATGACAGTATATGATTGCTGTATGTTTTTAAATGAAAACGATTTATTTGAAATTCGTTTGAATACTCATTGGGATTTCGTAGACAAGTTTATTGTCATCGAAGCCGGTGAAACACATACAGGTTTAAAGAAAACACTAAAGTTCGATCACGAACGTTTCAAGCCTTATGCTTCTAAAATTGAATATAGATCATTTGACAGCTTTGAGGAAGAAATGGCCAAATATCCCGAACTGCTAGATCAAACAGCTCTTGCAGATAAAGGACCAAGAATGGTATCGGAAGATTGGACTAGAGATCATTTTCAGTTCAATTACATCTTCAAAGTTTTACAAGACCTAGGCGCGCAGGACGACGACATTGCGTATGTTAGTTGCCTAGACGAATTAATTAAACCCGCAGCATTTGCTACTGCATTAACGGTTTTTGAAGATAAGACCGCAACATTTATTCACGGGCTTCGTCCGGCTTTTGGATTTCATTATTATTTGTATGCCTACAAATTTAATCTTCTTCACAAGCACTGGGCAGAACATTATGCAGGATTAATTACCGAAGTAGGAAATTTCAAAAAAATTCTACCTGCTACAATTCGTGAACATAGTATTGCTACACATACAAATGTACCGGATGCAGGTTGGCATTTTACATTTTTGGACAGCACCGAGGGTGAAATGGTACTAGAGAAGCAACGCAGTTGGGCTCACTCCAAAGATGTCTATGACGGTCAGAAGGTAAAGTTCAATCATACCACGACTGAAGAGGCACTAGAAAGATTTTTTCACGACTACCGTGTAGAAATGGTAGAGATCACAGAAGAAACTCATCCCAAGTATATTGTAGACAATTTAGATCGTCTACAAAATTTTATCTATAGAAATGACTAATATGAAGAAAATTGTTTATGTAACCGGATGCCTAGGATTTATTGGCCTCCACGTAACTCGCAAATGCTTAGACCTAGGTTGGTATGTGATCGGCGTAGACAAAATGACGTACGCCAGTAACGAGAATTTCCTTGAGGAATTTGAAAAGAATCCAAATTTCAAATTCATTAATTCGGATATCAACGATCTAGATAGATTGCACGATTGTGATTATATCATTAACACCGCAGCAGAAACACACGTCGACAACAGCATTGCCAGCAGTGATGTTTTTGTAAAGAGCAATATTAACGGTGTACATCACTTGTTAAAGTTGATCAATGAGAAGAATCGATTTAAGATGCCCGTGTTGCTTCATTTTAGCACAGACGAAGTCTATGGTGATATTGTCGAAGGCGCACATACAGAAACAGATCTTCTAAAACCAAGCAACCCTTACAGTGCAACAAAAGCAGCAGCAGACATGCTTATCTTGGCCTGGGCTAGAACATACAACTTACCTTATGTAATTGTACGTCCTACTAACAATTACGGAATTGGACAGTATGTTGAAAAGCTAATTCCCAAGTCAGTTAAGTACCTCAGCATTGGCCGCAAGATTGATTTACACGATAACGGTAAGCCACGTCGAACTTGGTTACATGCAGACGACACTGCAAATGCGGTAACTACGATTATTAACAGTGGAGTTGTAAATGAGATTTTTAACATCTCAGGCAACTATGAAACAGATAACTTGACCGTAGTCCGTAAGCTGTTAGAACAGTACGGAATTGATACCAACAATCTCGACGAATATACCCATATGTTAACTCGTCCTGGTCAGGATGTTCGTTATGCAATTGATGATAGCAAACTAAAGGCGTTGGGATGGCAGCCGCAAGCAGACTTTGATGTAGAGCTTGCAAATATAGTAGATTACTATAAAAATAATTTTGTTTGGTAATGAAAAACGGAGCAATTGCTCCGTTTTTTATGTTAGTGGAAATAAATTATTTTCTACAAAGTTTCGGGCTTCTTCTTCGGTAAATCCCAATGTTTGTAAAACTCTCGGCGTATGTGGATTTTTTCGTTGCTGTGTGCAATAGAAATTTTGTTCATACTCAAAATCTACAGCAGTAGTTTCAGGACGTAAATCTGCTAGATAATAGTCTAGTGTTTCTAAACCTAATGTACAGAACTTTTCTAGTTCTTCAATTCCTACAGCGCCAATAGCAACAATGTCTTCACTAAAGATAGGCTTTGCCCATTCCGGCAATTCCCGTCGTTTGTTCCACTCTAGATCAGCGGTTCGTTCGTGAAACCATTTGCACAGCGGTCCATTTCTATAGACAGGACTGAAGTCATGAAACGCACCACTAACTTTGTTTGGTCCGGCAACAATATCAAATCCATAAATTGGACTGCCATTTTCAAGATGCGGAAACACAGTTACATGCAACAACCATAACTTGTGAGTTTCTCTAGCATCAACTACACTGATGTGTGCTCTGCGATAAATGTTAGAAGTAAAGACCCAGTCACGTACATTATCTCTGATTTCTGCTTGATCTAATTTACCTGTTATATCAAACCGATTGAATATCGCATTTTTAACTGAATCGCATTGCTCAAATATCGCCATCATACTCTTTCATAATTCTGATAGCCCAGTCAAAGGCGTTATTTGCTTCCTCACCAAGGCTGGCGTCTAACTTTGCTCGCATCTTATTGATAAGCTCTACACGATCTTCAAACTCTAAACTACGGTGAGGAGCATCGATCATTTTCTTGATCATTTGGCCGCCGTGCAAGTCGCCCATGTGCCAAGTGTACAAATGAGCAAGAACCTTTCCTAGTTCGAGATCTAAAATGTATTGACGGTATTCTGCAACTGATGTTTTAATAGATCCTTGACATCTCATTGCCTTGAAATCTTCATATAACCAATAAGCACGGTCGATGCCATTGAGGTCATCCATGAACCCTTCTGCTCGGGCTTTAGCCTCAATGGCTCCATAAAAAATCATTTTGTTGTAAGTGAAGTCTGCCCATAAGTGTAGAGGCATTTTATTATCAAAGACAGCCTTCATAAAAGCTGTCGATTCCGCTTCAGTATGCTTATCTTTGGTTAAGTCGCGAAGGCTCATTCTGCTTCGACTTTAGAAATTAACGGAAAGCCATTGTGACGAGCAAGGCTAGTAGTTTCGCCACATTTTTGTTCTGCAATTTCGAAGTTATAAACTCCGGCTACTGCACTACCATCATTATGAACTTTCATTGTAAGGTCTGTAGCAACCTCTTCGGAATGTTTGAAAATTTGCATCAGTACCGCAACAACAAACTGCATAGGTGTAGAATCGTCGTTGTAAAATACAACTTTGTACTTACCTGGTTCAAGAGTTACGTTATCGAGAGTTTCTTTAATTTCAGTGATAGTGTCAGCCATGTAATGTCCTATATGTTAGTGGATGGTAGTGCGGGACTTTCCCGCACTACCGAGATTAATTATCTAATTGCGATTTTACGCGGTTTCATTGTATCTGGAATATTACGTTCCAACTTAACAATTAACAACCCGTCCTTTAGTTCGACACGATCAACCTCAAGGTACTGTCCTAGAGTAAAGCTACGTTCAAAGTTACGAGCAGCAAGACCTCGATGCAGATACTCTGGAGCATCTACTTCTTCAATCTTTGTTCCTTTGATCTGAAGTTGATTATTTTCGAGGGTGACTTCAATTTCGTCGCGACTAAATCCGGCTACAGCAATTTGAACTTCGTAAAGATCTTCACTGTGCTTTAGTACGTTGTACGGTGGATAGTTAGTTGCAAGCTGATTAGCAAAACGATGTTCAAAATCGTTAAAAATTGAGTCGAACCCTACAAGTGTTCTAGCGAGGGCATTGGTGTCAAAACGAGTTAGTTGATTCATTGTGTTTCTCCTTTATAAGCAAGTGAATTAGAGGACCCTATAATAGGCATTCTCTAATTTTATTTATTATACTAGATAAATTATCGAAAGTAAAGAGAATAATAAATATTGTTGCGAATCGCGACAGTGGGGATTGTCCATTCGCTCTAACAGTTTAGAAGGAACTATCAGTATGAATATTTATAAGCCAACTTGGCTTTACATAAAACAACATAATATCACCGGTTTAAAATATTTTGGTAAAACTACTGTTAGTGATCCTATAAAATATAAAGGATCGGGAATTTATTGGCTACGTCATCTAAAAAAACATGGAAATAATGTTTCAACTATATGGAGCCAATTGTTTACAGATCAACAGGAATTAATAGAATATGCTCTTAATTTTTCTAAAAAGAACATGATAGTCGAATCTAAGAACTGGGCAAATCTTAAAGAAGAAAATGGATTAGACGGGACTCCTCCCGGAACACCTGCACACAATAAAGGAAAGAAACAAGCACATAAAACGCACTCTCCTAGGAAACAAGGTATTGCTGGATCTAGTAGTAAATTAAAAGGCAGGAAACGACCTAGATCAATGTGTCCTCATTGTTTCAAGGATATCGATAATGTAAATTTTTATCGATATCACGGAGATAAATGCAAAAAGATTTAAATCCATTTCAGTACAAATAAAGATTCAACTTCAGGATTAATTTTAATCATCCCTACACCTACATTATGGTATTTTCCACGAATACAAGTTTCTAACCAAGTTTGAAACTCGCGCCCTTCGTCAGTTAATCGCAGCAGGTGACCTTTGTTAATTTCTACATTTTCATATACATCCGATATTAGATACACATGATTTTCAAAAGGCATTTTAGTTATCTTCATGACTTGACCATCTTATAGTAAACATCAAATGATCGACGGCGTTTTTAAAATATAAAGTTGGATAATGCAACATCCAACGACCGTCCTTACCATCACCTAATGTATCATTTAACCATGTAAACACTTCATTAGGAAATGGTACTCCGGTATTAAATTCGACAACATGATATTCAACATTCAATTGCAGTCTCGTCATAATTTTAGCATTGCCCACATTGCAGTTTTACTTAAATCACTTTCAAACTCGGGATATAACTCATCGAGTTTATCTGTGTCAACCTCAATATAGCCGCGCTCTTTTTTAGAATCGATTTTGTTCACTATTCCCCATACAGAATCTTTGAGTATTTTAGTTTGTAGTTTTTTGCCTCTACGTCCCCAAAATACCACATAGCTTGCATCGTTCAAGTATGTTTCTGTGTTGAGAGGTATGACACCCCATACTTTATCACTAGTACCTTCTCGACACCATCCGATAAATTTGTATTTCATGTTATGACCACCTCAATAGAAAAAGTAAGTCGTCACCTAAATTAGTGAAAAACAATGTAACGTCTCCGGTCTCACGATCTGCCATCCACAAAAGGTTCTCTTGTTCTATGCTATCTTTCAGTTGAAAATATCTGTCGTGACTGATTTTAAGACTAGTCATAAAGCTCTCATCTAGTTTAATTTCATTAGTATAAAGCAAGATGCGAGAATAGTCAAGTATAAATAAAAATGCAAGCCGCGATGGTGGGGATCATCCGCTTGCTCTAACAGTTGTAAAGGAACTATCAGCATGACTATTTATTTGTACGTCAAAACTCACAACAAAACCGGTTTGAAATATCTCGGAAAAACTCAATCGTTAGACCCTTATTTGTACCAAGGTTCGGGGTCTTACTGGACAAACCATATAAAAAAGCACGGATATGATGTTACTACCGAAATCATTAAAGAATGTTCTTCCAAAGAAGAATTAAAAGAATGGGGTTCGTATTATAGCAAATTATGGAATGTGGTGAAAAGCAACGAGTGGGCTAACTTAAAAGAAGAAACCGGTGATGGGGGTGACACTAGTATGTGTGAAAATTTTCAAATTGCAATGCTAGAAGTTGCCAAACAAAAGAAAAAAGCTCGATGGTGGAATAATGGATATGATCAATTGCATTGTGAAATTCCACCATCCGATGATTATAAACCGGGTCGATTAAAATTTAACAACATTGGTGCAAAACTCGGTGCCCAAGTTAATAAATCCAAACATTGGGTTAATAATGGTGTTGTTGAAATGATGATTTTTAAATCAGATCCAATTCCAGAAGCATTTTCAAAAGGCCGTCTTAATCCGTTCAATGGTATTAATAAAACTGGTCATTCTAAAGGGTTCTGCTGGTGGAATAACGGGGAGGCCGAAACAATGTCAATCTCTCCGCCTGATCAAAGTTTTATTAGGGGCAGGTTACCTAAGGGTTAAGCCAGTCCCTATCATTCTCAACTTCATCCTTACTTGGTAGATTATTAAGGTCAATTTCTTTTGGAGTGTAATTTTCTGCCTGAAGTTCATATCCATAATAACCCCGAGGATTACATGCTACCAAGGTATCCCCTAAATAATATCTGACTGGATCGTGCATATGGCCATGAACAAACAACTTAATCTGCGTATTGTCCATGATCAACTCTTCAAGATGATTATGGTATCCACCATTCAAATGATAATCCTCTTTGTACTTAGGATTGACACTCAATGCAGAAGGAGCGTGGTGTGTTACAACCACAACTTTATCATCCTGATGATCTGCAAGAAAGCTCTTCAATTGCTGCACAGAATAGTTGTACTCTCGAATAGCATCATGTACGGTAAACCTACTAGTCCAGTATCCATTCTTTTGATGGCTATGTTCAAATTTAATCAAACGAAAGTCGTTCAACCCATTCTGTACGGTTTCCATGGTTAAGGGATTACCACCGTGCATGTTGGTCCACATAGTAGCGCCCCAGAAATGAACCCCATCAAGTTCAACAGATTCATTTTCAAGAAAATGCACATTGCTCGGAAGTTCTGCTTTCAACGCATTGCGACTAGTATCATAGTATCCATGATAGTATTCATGATTGCCGCAGATGTAGATAACTCGATTGTATTTGGCAAATTCTTCATTAATAAAGCGGCGATATCGATCAGCAAGAAATACATTGCGACCAGTGTTTTCAGCAAGTCGCAGATGTCCAATTTCTAGGGTATCGCCTGCTACAATTAGCACATCGCCTCCAGGAAGTTCAATATCCTGAACATTGATATGCAGATCCGAAACCAATCCAACTTTCATTTTATTTCCTATCTAAATAATCGCCGTATTTCAGCAAAAACATTGTGCGCTTGGGTTCATTAACAAAATCTAAACACATGCGATGTTCATAGTTATTTCCGTTAGAATCTCTATAATGTTGCTCGCGTGTAGTAAACCCTAGTACATTTTTTGTACGCTCCCTGAACTTAAGAGTTTTAGGGTAGTCTTTGTCAAGCTGTGCATACAAAAGATACCATTTATGCATGGGCATTTTAATGGCTTTCCAAGACTTATCCATTAGATTCTAGAACGTCCTAACTTACGCATTACATTCTGCACACCAATAGCCTGGCGCTTTGCGTCCTCTAGTGCGTTGTGCTTTGCAGACTGCGGCATGTCAGCATCAGCAAGATCGAACAACGTTCGTGTATCTCGACAATCCCAAAACTTCCAAGGAACAGTTCGCTTCATTTGAGCAAGCAAATCTTCGATAATGATAATATCAAAAACTGCACCGTGTGACCAAACCTTGTCGCATCCCCAGGCAAACTTATGGAACTTGTCCATTGCTTGGTCTAGAGGAAGTCGATCATCATCACTGAATGCTTCTAACATAATCTCAGGATCTTGCTTTCCCCACCAGTCCAAAGTATCCTCATTGATTTCGCGTCCTAGTTCGGACTGTGCATCGATATCAATTCTAAAATACATTTCATCAAAGATCTCGTCAGTGAACGGATCAAACGTAACTGCACCTAGCGTAAGGATCACAGCCCGAGGACTAGTAGCCATAGTTTCAAGGTCGAACATTAAATGCTTTGCCATAAATTAATTTCCTTTATTCACTATTATAGCAGTTAACGGTGTTGAAGTCAACTTAATACTTCAACTCCATCGAACTTCAAAAGCAAAAATGTTACCAGCGGATGATCTGCGGGCTCAAATTCTATGTGATGCACTGATCCATAGCTTTTAAATGGATAAAATTTTACACCGGATGCTTTTAATGCCTTGTTCACCTCACGTAAGTGTTCCCACGGAACTTTAATCTTCGTCTTCGTTACCGTCATTTTCTTCATCCTTCCAATACCAATCAGGATCATGATTAGGATCGTCGTAATCTTGATAATACTGCTCGTTAGGCATTAGTATACGAAATTTATCTCCCGCAGTCAACGATAGCATTGTGAGCGACGGTTTATTCATAATGTCAGTTACATAAAATGTACTACCGCATCTACCACCGATTTTCTTAAATGGTCCATGTTTAACATTGGTTTGTTTAATAGACGATTCGACATCAGTTTTTGTGTTAGCCCCATAAATTATGCGAGTAATACCCTTAGCTTCGTTATTGAGTCGGATTTTATCATGTTCAGTAAGTTTGGTGATATTAGCACAGTTATCTTTATCAATGACAAGCAAACAATCTTTAACTTTGATACTGCCTTTAGTGCTAGGATTGTCCGGAGTTTCTTTAGTGGACCACGGAACTGTACATTCAACGTGTTCCACATAGTAGGTTTTCCCCTGTGTTTTAACAACCCACATAGGAATAGTCGGATCAGTTAAATGTCCTTTGTTGAAATGAAACACTACATCTTTACATGCTAATTCGATCATGCTGCTTCTCCTTGGCGAGCAGCAGACCATTGCTGCGCAGACAGCACTTTAGCATCTGCAAGTAGCAGTAGCATAGCAGTAGCTTGTTTCCGTGCTGTAATCAGCTTATAAACAGTGTGTCCGCCTAGATTGCTTTTAACTTCTGCAGTGTGTTTTGCTTTAAGTTCTCTAATGTTATTTGAGAGGTTGTTGTATTCCTTCTTCCATTCTGCACGGAAGGCAAGGTAAGTTTCGCGATTGGTAAAATTAAATTCGTTCATGATGTATCTCCTTAAATGAACTGTTCGTCTAGAATGCTGTATGATTTTTGTGGCTTGTAAGTGTACAGGCTATGCTTGAAAAAGTATGGATGCCTGTGCGCTAGCGGCTCAGTGGTCAAGCTAGTGTATCCCCGATCATCGTCTGGTTCATAAAATTTATGATAGCGGATGTTTAGTTGGGATAACTCTGCTGAAACTTTGTTCAGTGAGTGTTCTGATTTGACACCTATTAGAATAAGGTGACTTGTGGATTCAGGCTTGCCTAAATCGCGCCCTGCTTCTAGTGCAGAATGCGCAGCTTGAACAATTTGCTGTTCAATAGGGAGATCTGTTCGAATAAAACAGTAACAATAATTCTTATCTTCAGTTTGTTCAGTAATCTATGCCATTTTCATTTCCTTTCAAAAGTTGGTGCTTTTCACACCGTGATGCCCGTACCCTAATACGTCTAATGGGTTCACTAGTAAATCCTAGCTATACCTGTTGCACTGAAATTCAGTGTTGCCGGACTGTAGTAATATTTATTCAGTACTAATTGTCACTGACATTTTTTGATAATCTTTATTTAACACGGTCTTTTTAGCATCGCACACCCTGCAAAGAGTTTGAACGTTATCTTTGCTATCACTACCGCCTTCAACTTTTCGTTCAGTATGATCACCGATTAAAGTAGATCTCATTGCTCTGATTTTATGTAGTTCGTCATCCCAAACTTGCTCATCAAACCAAGGATCATCTTTCGGAGTATAACCACACCAATTACAGCACCATTCTCTAGCAAAGGAATGCGGTCTATCGACTCTGCCCATTCCCCCGTATTCTCTTTGTTGTATTTGGTGTTCTCTACAAAGATGTTTATCGCCCGGACCTTTAAATGTTGTGATCGGATTGTCACATCCTTCTAGGATACATACTTTCTCATTTGTGCGTTGTTCTTTGATTTGAGATAAAGACTTTCTCAAATCATCTTCGGGTTTTCGAATCGACCCCTTCATTATAGAAGATCTGCTGAAGGAACAATCCAGGGAGGATTCCTAAAATTAGGAAGAGCGCCTGTAAAGTTTTTTCGAAGCTGTGCTAAGAAGAAAACCTGAGTCCTTTTCTCTTCAGTAGGGTAGTTAATCCCCCAAAGGGTACCGTCCGGATTGGGCTTGTTTAGTCTCCACCATTCTTGATAGCTTAACTTAGCCTTATGTGAAAGGTAAATTACATCAATGTCTTGACCGTTAAAGGCTTTCCTAATACTATCGGTGATTCCTTTAATATACTGATCGTCTACTGTAATTTTTGCATTATTGCAAAGGTTGAAAAAGTCATAAAGCAACCAACTTTCTTTAGGTTGAACTGGCCGACTGCTATTGCACATAGATTTAAAATATTTACAAAAATTTTCAGTTACAGACAAATCATAAGTAAGATTTGTCAACTCCTTCAAACGAGTAAGTGCACCGGGTTCTTTAATATCTCCAAATTTTTCGTTTGTAGCAAACATCTTTGCATTTTCTAATGCTTGTTGTTTTTTCTCATTCAGTATCCAATCTGGATTAGTACTCCCGTCAGTGCGAACACCAAAAACTTTTTGATGAAACTTATCGATGTCATCTAAGGGTTTCTTCCCCTCGCCGTTAAGAGTAATGAAGCATTGACGCATATCACTCTTCATAGTACTTGGATAAACTACAACAGGAATTCGAATATTATTTAGATTAGATTCGCCTAGAACGTGCTTTGCAATCATCAACAAAACGATGGCAGTATGCTGCCCATCCCAGCAAACATATTTTCCAGGACACGCCGGTTCTTCATAGACACAAATAGGCATTACTAGAATTTGCCAAAAATGATCTAAAATGTTAATGGCATGCTTAAAATCTAACATTCTTTGCAATGTAACATCGATCATAATTTTATCTAATGAGGTCGATTGCGCCCTACAAAGAGAAATATTAGACCAATTATGCACTGTAGGATTCATCAGTTTAAAATTTTTGATAGAATCCTCTAGCAGATATTTCTTATTTTCATCTGCCAAATGTTCCGACAATCTTGTTGTAAGATCGACATAATGACTTTGACTTTTGTGAAACTGATTATTTACTACATCAGCATAACAGGTCACTGTTCTAGGTTTAGTTATAAGCTGGTGTGACGTAAGTTGCATTGTCATAATTCTAACCTTTCAAGGATGGGATGCTCAAAGAGCATCCCAAACACTGTAGCTCTTTTCCTTGATCTTGACCAGCATGGCCTTGGTGCCGCTTTCATTTTCAAACATGAATCGCGTACCATCACCTTCGATCTTCTTAAGGTCAGTGGTGTCGAAACGAGCCTGGCGCCACTCGTAATCTTCGTCGCCTTCGTCGTCCTTTTCCCAAACCTTGTAGTTGATGTGAACCTTGCCGTTAAGCGGGTTACCACGCCATTCCTGATCATTAATATCGTCGGATTCAACAACCTCGTTGTTGAGGCTGAGATGAACCTTGTACTTGCATTCTTCGCTGTACTCAGGCTTGGCATTCAGCAGCTTCATAGCATCCTGCGGCGATTCATCGTAACGATTCATTTCTTCAACAAGTGCCTTAAGCATGTCAAAGTTGAAGGCCGAAAACGTACCAGTAATCTGAATGATTCGCTCAATGTGCGACTTGTTGTTAAGGCGGTCTTCGCAGTATTCACGAATGAAGTCTGCATCAAGTCCCTTGAAGTCGATCATGTAAAAGATACGGCCCGGACGGTTACGCATGTGACTATCAATACGCCACTTGTCATTGCAGGTAAGGATGAACAGCTTCTTGGAAGGAAAAACACCGTCAAGCAGCGTCAGCATCTGTTCCTGATCGTCCTTGTCATAGACCTTTTCGAATTCGTCAAAAAGCACAACACAAGGCTGTTCAATGCTCTGAATCAAGCTGTTAAAGCTGTCGCCGACCCAAGGCTGATTGATAACAATGGTAGGAACACCGTTCTTAGCAGCTTCAACTACAAGATTCTTTGCAAGCAGCGATTTGCCCGAACCCTTTTCGCCGTTGAGCAACACACCGGTGCTAGCATCACGCGACATGAAAGTGGAATAGATACGATCAGTGTGACGAGTAGTGTCACCGTAGAGCTTGGTAGAAATTTCAAAATCTTCAATCTTCTCAAGGAAAAGATTCTTGAACATATCTTCCTTGATCACGTAGTTGCCCGCAGGCAGCGTTTCGTGAAGATCCATTGCTTCCTTGGAAGAAACGCGAAAGGTATTGCCCGACTTCATATAGTACGTCATTGTTTAATCCTTACTGTGTGTTGCTAATGTGTGTAGTATATAGAGATTGTAGAATTAAGTCAATTGGAATTTTTTAAAGTTAAGCCACTGTGTTAAACTATTAAATTAACACAGTGGCTGGTTGGAATTTTCAGTAATTTAGAGTGCAAGCACTGCGTAAAACATGAATACGCAAAGTGCAGTAACTACTGTAGCTAGTGAGCGCGATACTAACACTAGGCGATCAGTCTGATCGGATCGGCTGTTGTACATTTTTTATCTCCTTCTGTGTGTAAGTGATTGAATTATACAATCACGCGACTATTTAGTCAACAAAAATGCTGCACTGCAAAAATTAAATCTTTTCGTTAACTCGTTTCTCAATCATATCCCAAACAATTTCATATTCGGGCCAATCTGATTCCACTACCGCTGCTTCAAACTCAGGGAGATTAAAGCTATTGATCAACGCCATAAGCTGAATCTCTTGTTCTGCGGTAATATGCTTGCGTTTTACGACAATATATCTCCACTCTCTCTTAAATTCACTCATAGTGTTTTCCCCTTAAATCTTAGCGTTTGCACGAACTTCGTCAAAGGTGTATTCCTTAACGAGCTTGCCGTTTTCAAACACCGTGACCAGTTCATCGGCATAGTCTTTGTTGATAACATCGCTAAAGAAATTGCCATTGCCATCGTTATATAGCGTGACACGACCCTTCTTGCTCTGCTTGCCTTTGTCAGTGATCGGGTCCTTGAAGACATCAATCCATTCACCATTAACAAGTGCAGCACTGCACTTCATAGCAAACTTCTGATCATCCCTGTTCACAATCTGGAGCAATGCACCGCCCTGACCAAACACCACGTTGTCAGCACTGTAGCCAGTAAGCGTGATAGTGTAGAGAATGCTGCGAATGCTTGCGTGATTGATACCATCACCCTGCAACACACGAACATTGTTCAGGACCTTGAAGCCCTTGTCATTGACGGTGTGACCAAAGTACTTGTCAAGAATCTGCAAGCACTGCTTGACAATCATATCCATACTTGTAACTCAGCACCTTGCCAACAGTTCCGCCACTGGGCGTATTGCCTACAAACACGTAGTCTCCCATTTTAGGGAACGGCTGACCATACATAGTAATCTTGTTCGGATTACTGTCATCATCAGCAAACATCATGTAATTGAGCTTTACGCCATTTGGCTTCTTAAGCCGGTTGTTCTTAGTACGGTCCCAGTATGCCACGATCAACCTTCCACCAGTTCAATACGAACAATCTGCGAGGCCATGCTGCGATCCAGCGCAGAACCGTACTGTTCGCCCAGCGACTTCATGATCGGACCCATTGCCTTGATGTTGCGTTCAGTGTTAGAATACACAAGGTAATCCTGCACGAAACGGCTAATTGTCCTAGCATCGGGACTCTGTGGCAGCATGTTCTTTAGAACAGTAAGTTCACGACAAGAGCGCACATACAGCTCACCGTCTTCGCCATTGTTTGCAGACAGAATTGAAATTGTATCTTCGGTCTGCTTTACAGCACGGCGAATCGCCTGAATGGCATCGTCGTCGGTAACAGTAAAGTTACCCTTGTCCTCTGCGCGATCTTTGGCGATCTGATTGGCTGAGCTTACAACCACACTCAGTGACTTTGCAAGTTCGTCACGATTCTTACGCAGTTCGAGGCTGGTTTTTGTCAAGGTTTCTAATACGCTCATGATAACTTCCTTTGATAGTGTTACTATGAGCGTATTATACTTTTAATTTTTGATGATTACAAGTGAATTATTTCTCAACAGTCGGAGCCGTGATAGTGTGTGTTTTTAGTTCGTCATTGGCAATTTTACTGCCTTTGTTAAAACTAGCACTACGAGCATTAGCCTGCTTCTTACCTTTGTTTCGCATGGTCCATGCATATCCTGCAAGGTGACCACTGCAATCCTTGGTGCATTGACTGCCCTTAAAACTCAATTCGTTAAGTATTTCACTAATTCGCATCGAGTATTTATGCGATGAACTATCAGTGCATTGTTTTACCACAAGTATTACATTTTGGATAAATAATAGTGTAGTTCGCGATACTAGCAATATCCAACTACTCTAATGCTATCGAGGAGTACCAGCAAATGTATTTACAATTTTATGTTTACGCTTATCTAAGAACTGACGGCTCACCTTATTATATCGGTAAGGGTAAAGAAGATCGTGCCTTTCAGGATCATTATTATCATAAACCACCAAAAGACAAAAAAAGAATAGTGTTTCTCGAAACCAATTTAACCGAAGTTGGTGCGTTGTCTCTAGAAAGAAGAATGATTCGATGGTATGGAAGAAAAGACAATAAAACTGGAATTTTGATTAACAAAACTGATGGTGGTGACGGAGTTAGTGGTTATAGACATACAGAAGAAACTATTCAGAAACAAAAAATGCGACAAACTGGCAAAAAACGCGCTCCGTTAACTGAAGAAACCAAACAAAAAATACGAGAAGCTCGTAAATCACAAGTAATGAAACCCAGATCCGAAGAATCTAAAGAAAAAATGAGACAAGCGGCAATGGGCAACAAATGGAGCGTTGGAAATAAAAATAGGCTTGGAAAAACACAATCAGAAGAATCTAATCTAAAACGATCTGAAAAATTAAAAGGCCGACATTTTACAGATGAACATCTAGAAAATCTAAAAAAATGGAGGGCAAGTACCAAAACTTGCCCTCACTGTAATGCGGTTCGTGATCCAGCAAACTATGCTAGAAGTCACGGTGATAAATGCAAATCACGCATAGATAGTCAATGATGTACCACACGATGAACAAAACCTAGCAGATGTTTTGTTCTTTCGATTACATGTAGTGCATTGCACCTTGGTATGAACTGTTACCGGAGCAATAACCGGCTTGTTGTCTTCAGTTTCGCCCAGTAGTTTGAGTATCATACTGTGCTTTTCAGACTCAACAGCAAAATTGCTTACAGTTGTGAACTTCTGTTCGCTCTTGCTGCCTGGAACAGTAATGCCTACATCATTCTGAGCAAAACTCTGTGCAGAACCAACAACCATATTGTTAAGTGATGCACCTGCACTCATCGAAGAACATGCAACACCAGGATGTTGATGAGTTGCAGCATTCATTGCAGATGTAGCCATACCTTTAGCAACTTGACCAGATGCAACTGAACGCAAGAGTGTGTTGTGATCCCAATAGGTCGGATCAGTCCAAGTAAGACCGTTATTGTAGTGATAATTCGGATAGTAGGGTTTCGGGTAATCTCGTTCAAATTGGAATTCAACGCGGATTAATCCATCTTCTAGCTTAATGCCACGGTGATCTTCAATAGCGCCAGTTCTCTCAATAAACTTGAAACGGTTGCCTTCGCTTAGGTTACCATTTTTGATCCAACGCTCGAGATCAACTTCCTGACCTGCGTTAAGAACAAGGCCATTAGGCACAACGTCATCGCCGTCGAGAAATACATGGAAGATACCACGCTTGGTGTTTAGATTTTTGATTAGAATGCTATATTCGCTACCGAATGGAATATAGACTGTGTCCTTGAATTCACGGAGGACCTTGCCGTTGACTTTTACCGCGATGGCGGCTCTATTGCTATACATCATGTTATTTCCTTTAAACGGGCTCCATGCTAGGCCCCAATTTACAATGCACGGTAGGGTGAAACCGAATGTTTCACAAAATTATTTATTAATCATATTACTGAATTGTTATTATCTGACTCTTGTAAAGAAGTTCCACAATTAGAACAAAAATTGGAGGGGTCGATGTTTTTTCGTTGACAGGAACTACAAATTAAGTTAGTTTTTTTATTTCCTGTGCCTGTTAACCCGAGTCTTTTAAATTCTCTTTTTTGATCCATTCGTTCTTTTCTGATTGCGTCCCTTTCTTCGGGTGTGAAGTCTCCTCTCATTTTTTGTATTCGCGGGCCTAATACTCTCTTTCCATTTATAGTATCAGCTTCTACGTTAGAAAATTTTCTCAATTTGTGTTCTTCAGATAAGAAGACATTAGCTTCTATCGGAATTGTTTCTATCAAAGATCTAGCTTCATCTCTAGTAAATTCAAACCATTCTCCATTAATTCGATTAGATTCAAATTTTGAATGTAGTAATTTTTCCATAGTATGATGATCGGCAGCTTTCCATACAGCTTGTACCGATATTTTGAATGGAAGAAGTATCCCTAAGTCAGTGACTCGTATTTCGGGAGTTTTAGATTTTCCTATTTTATACCATCTAAAAGTAGGAGATCCAATAAAGTATACATAACCTGCCATAATTATAACAACAAAAATGCCTTGTATAAATTATAGATGATCATTACAATGTTAAGTGGCAAAAATGCCAACCAAAATCTTGCCCAGCCTGTCTTACCCTTGGCTGACAGCTTATGATGAAGATGGACAGCGCCGGCACCTAGGGCCAAATTATAAAGTGCTAATCCTAGATAAATCCACATTCTTATTTTCTACCACTACCGATAATTATCCCGAAGAGGAACCACACGATTGAAGATACCGTTGTGATCCAAAATGCCTGTTCTGCGGTAATCATACTTATCTCCGAAATTGGTGTGCCCGGCGGGACTTGAACCCGCGACCCGGAGTTTTAGAGGCCCCTGCTCTAACCAGCTGAGCTACGGGCACACACTTAAAATGCAATTTCACCACCGTAAAATTTAGATTCCCAAATTTGATTGAACAGATGAATTCTGTCATTAAATTTCATACAAAACATAGTTTCAGCAGCATCACCGTATGTGCGTACGATAATTTTTGTTACGTCGGGCATAGTAACCTGCGAATGCGAACCAGTTAATGTGGTAAAATGTATTTCATTTCTTTCAACGTGAACATCATACTGATTATTGAACAACCAACCAACTTCGTCCATTGTAAGCTCGCCGATTATTCGCCAAACTCTTATAAGTGTCAATCCGTCAGTATTCACCGTTAATTATCCAAAAAATGGCGCGCTCGGCAGGATTCGAACCCGCAATCATGAGCTTTAGAGACTCTTGTGAAACCACTCAGCCTCGAGCGCGTTTAATATACAGATATTATAACTGATTACGCAGGGCGTGTCAACTAGTTTCGTGATGTAATTTGTGATCAAACGGTGGATCATTATTCAGTTCAGTGTCTTTGAGATTCATATATAGCACACGATTGCTCAAAACTTCGACCCAAGTTTGTTGTTTAGGATGATTTAATTCCCAGAAATTAAAACTCATATGACTTTGCACAGGGCGAACATACATGGTCTTTTCTTTGGGGACAATCATGATCTGGCTGGTAGTACGCATCTTCTTTGTTTTAGTAGAAGTTCGCAGTGCATTTAGCTGCCCGTCGCCTGTGAAATTTAAAGTCAAACCGTCTAGAATATCTTCCGGATCTTTGGCTTTTGCCACAACAAATTCTGCGATCTTTTTACGACTTTCAGAACTGATACGACTTAGGTCTTCACCGTCGCTCTTGCCGCGCTGATATCCTGACCATTCTAGCCAAACACCATGATTAGTTCTTACTACAGTTTGATCTTTGGGAATTTCACGAACCTTGCAGGCATAATCTCTGTCAGCATATCCGCCTGGTTTCCAACAGCCTTCAATTAGCACCATTGTTTCTCGATCAAATACCAAAGTATTTCCTGGAAGTTTCTGATCGACTAGACTTTGAACAACTTCCTTAACACTTGTGTTAGTAAGGGCTTTTTTGATCTTCTTGCCGTCCTTGCTGGGTTCTTTGGTACGGACTTCAATTTCTTTTTCGTCATCAAATACCATAAGACTAGCACTAAGCACACCTACGCCTGCAGAATTTAAACCTTCACAGTATTGAGTAATGTTATCCCAGAAGTAAAGTATTTCTACGCCTCCTGTGATTTTCTTTTTGAAGGAAATTTCCGGAATATAGTTGCGATCGCGATTTTTAAGACCGACCCAACCTGTGCCTTCAAAATACTTGCCCATCACAATACACATTACTTTGTTTCCTCTAGAC